GTTCTTTAATAGCTGTTGGTTTTGCTTTAACTGAACCTTTACGTTGTGGTTTGGATGGTGTTTGTTTGTCCATAGTTATTATTATTGTTGGGCCATCTGCATCTCAGCTTGCAGCTGTTTCTGTTCAATTGCTGCCATGGCTGGAGCATTCTGTTGCTCTTGCATAGCCATCTGCTGTTGCATCTGTTGCTGCTGCTCACTTTGTATCTCTTGCATACTCTTCACTAAGTTAAGTACATCGATACCTGAGGATGTAGCAAGTCTTTTGATTACTTCGTCAGGGTTAATGTACTGCATCATAGCTTCGGGTCCTACTGTCTGTGCAATAGTTTGCATGAACATAGTAAGACTCTCTCTGTCCTGGCCACGACCAAGGGCATTGATACCTGCTACGATAGTAGGTTTAACTATGTCTTGAGGTATAGGAGGTATAGAACCAGCCTTCTGCATTACAGTAAGCTTACGATCTAAGTAAGGTACTAAGAACTCAACAGTAAGTAGACTGAATAGTCCACCAAGTTGTTGCTCTAGTTCCATCTGTGTCATACGCACCTCTTCTGCAGTGGTGCGTTCTGACTGTCTAACAGAAAGAATAAGGAATGCTTCACTGAGCCTCCTCTCTAACTGCTGCATCATTACCTGTGAAGTAGCAAAGTCTGCAGTCTTTCCAACCTGGACTACACCGATATCATCGGGTCTTCCTTGAACAATTGCACCGTTACCTGCTTGGGCAAGTGTCTGTGGTTTAGTTGATGATGATGGACTTACAGTAAACACCACCTTAGCGGCCGCTGCGCAGCCCTCTACCAGGGCTTGACTGAGTGCCTCTAGGGATTTAAGGTCTCCGATAAACTCTTCGACACGGCCCCTTCCATAGCCCTCTCCGTCAACTGTATTAAATCTCAGGGGAAGCCAAGGTGTAGCATTAAGTGGTGCTTTACCTTGTGACTTAGGGATGATGAGATCGTATACTTCTTGGTGCCAGTTAACTCTTTTGCCATCAACTTTTACGTGGGTGTAAACATCACAGTCGTTTGTATCATCGTCACTATATTGAGTTACTCCTCCTTTATTTAAATCAGGAACTAATTCCTCAATGATTTTTTTACTGATACTTTCTTTAGTGACAATCTCTATCACATTACCATCACCGTCTCTATCTACAACGTAACGGTTAAGGGGATATAGTTTCAACCCTTCCTTACCCATATAGATTAGAGCATTACCTGCGACAACCAAGTGTTTCAGTGCTTGGTGTACTACAACACGATCATCAGAAGCAGCAATAGAGTCAAGTATCGTACGTTCAATCTTAGCGAATGATAGATCTAATTCAGATTTAATCTCTGGACCTATCTCCCCTAACATAGTATCATCTACTTGTAGTTTAAAGAAGGAGGTTTGAGGAGGTAGTAAGGCAAGCATCAATTTACTTGCCAGTGTTACTACACCCTTTGCACCTACTCCTTGCCATGGAGTAACTAGTTTTCTATGTGTTTTAGAATTATCATCTTGATGTATTAAATATGGTATGGTTAGTTTAGCAGCATCCTCTGCTACACGTAAGAATTGAGAACGATCACTACTTAATACATCATATCTTGTCTTTGCAGTCATTTAGTCCTCTATCCTAATGGGTCTACCTGTAGTTGTGCGGCATAATTAGTCTTCTTCTTTTTCTTGTCTCTTCCAAATGCTTCTTGTGTCCCACCAGTATTATCTTGTGAACCTAAAGCAGATCTAACACCCATAGCACTAGTACCTAATACTTTACCTCCACCCATGTGTGTACCTGGCATTTCAAATTCAGGTTCCTCCACTGCTGGTGCATACTTCTCTTGCATATCCATTTGCCACTGCTTTTGTGCTCCTTCTGGTAAGTACATACCACCTTGAGCTGCTAGTAGAGGGATATCTTCAATAGCGAAACCAGCTTGCTTCGCTTGTGCGTAGTACTTCTTACCTAAGTTACCTCCATGTCCTTGGAATTTACCCAGTGGGTTCTTAGGTGAGTACATACCAGGTATACCTCTCATAGGGTTGCCTCGCACACCTGGTCCTTTATTAGCAGCACCTTGTAGGCCAGTATTTACTCCTATTCCTGATTGAGCTAATTGTTGTATCGCTACTTTCACTTGAGATGGTGAGTAACCTTGACTGATCCCCCAATCCCAGGCTTTCAGTCCTAGTGTACCTTTGTTGCTTAACTGTCCTGATAAAAAATTCATTTGTTTAACTCGCTTTGATTGGTCGTCCTCTATTGTCAACAGGTAGAACACCACTATGTGCTTTAAATGTTTCCTTAATTATATTACTATCACTCCTACTGTTGATACTCTTTACACCTGCATAATCTTGCCAAGCACGTGGGTCTCTATTGGTAGCATCAGGGTAAGCATCATCATCTAGAATCTTTTGTACATTCTTAATCCACTTTTCATCACCTTTCGGCTTAAGACTTACGATTTCTGGTGCACCTTCGCCTTCGAATCCAGGTTGAGCTGGTGTACTTGCTGCCATATTTCTGTGCATCTGTTCAGCATAAGAACCTGATCTAGTCCTTAACCCTTGTAGACTCTGACTCATTACAGGTGCTGCCATTTTTGGTACAATACCTGGTATTTCAAATGGTGTTTGATAGTCTGTTGTCATTTCTTTAGGTTCCCAAGACTCAGGTAGTTCTGCATCCCACGGTTGTTGGTAACCATCATTCATTACACTTCTAAAAGTTTCAACTAAATACTTAGTCGCTTCCTGTAAGTGTTCTTGTGTCAGACCTTCATCTCCTATCTCCATATCTAAGTTATCGATAGCTAGACTGTACCAAGGATCATTTTGATAGTAGTCATAGTTAATTTCAGTACCACCTTCTGCACCTGACACAACATCTGCATTATATGCAGTACCTATCGGACCACCTTCACTAAGAGCAGTAGCACCTGCTACACCAGTAGTTATAAGATCATCAAACCGATCTTTATTATCCTGGAACCAATCTCTCCTTGTATCCCAATCTAAATCTTTCCACATAGGTGTATTTTCTAAGTCAGGTAGCACTACCCAAGACCAACCGTCCCAGTCAAATGCATCCCAATCAATCTCATCTTCATTTAGTAGTGATTGTATCCCATCAGGATCATAACCACTAGAGGTTAGTGTCATTACTCATCCTCCATTCTTTTAATTAACCATTGAATTACTGACTGTTGGCCAGCGTTGTACATTATTTGTGACACTGTATCCGTCGGGATAGGTGTCGTGGGTGGGAAGACCTCCTGAAGTTCATCCAGGAGGTGGTGATTGAATTGAGGACCGACTACGGCCTCAAGCATACTGCGGGAGATTGACATTGCTGTGTTCAAAGAAGGATGGCATTCGTGCTCTCTGTGTGTCGGAAAGTTCTGGGGCTTTGCCTTCATACATTAAACGATCACTTGAATCCAGCCAGAATTTTTTGTTCAAATATCTATCGTAGGTATTATTACCTAAGGGTTCCATAATCCAATTAATGGTGGCCTTCCTAAGCTTATCCAAACTTGAACTAGGAGATAAACCCAGCTCTCTACATACAAGACTATTAGCGGCAACGTGAATCTGTTCATCTCTTGAAATATCTGCAGATACGGTCCTCAAACCAGCGTCACCGTTAAACCTAAAAAAAGGGAGTAGTACAAAGAAAATTGCACGCTCGGCAACAAGTGCTTTGAGGATCGTGTGATCAGGATGAGAAGTCCACGCTTCTCTGAGCTTAAGGGCTTCTGCTTCAGACTTAGGATCAGTACCGAGAGCATTGGCGATGTAACCGAGAGCGAGGTCGTGGTTTTCCTCGTCCGTAACATTCGACTCAAGAAGTTCCCGTGAGTACGATGGAACCTCACGGTTAAGAGCTTCTCCAATGAAGTCACCAACCGGTAGTTCCATGTGGCGTATCGCCAGTGCCCTATATATCGTCTCTTCACTTCCCTCTCTTAGTTTCCCTGCGGTGGTTTGTACGGGGGACCACTTCCGTTTACGGTCCAGTAGTTGTTGATAAGGATTCTTTCTCATTATTCTTGACAGTTGCAATCTGGTTGTTTGTT